TCAAGACGGCGTCGGACAAGTATTTCAGAGAGATGCAAAAATCTGGCGTAAAGAAAGCCAAACCCGAGCACTGGGCGCAGATGCAATCATATATGCACTGGTCGATAGCAGAATTCCAAGATGATGGTTGCCAACGCGCCATCTATATCGTGGTCAACAAGGACAACGACGACATTTACACCGAGCGCATTGAGTATGACGCCGTCGAGGTCCAGGCCATCATTGACAAGGCGCTGACAATCATCACGGCCACCGAGCCGCCGGTGGGGATCAGCACCGACCCGACCTGGTATGAGTGCAAGTTCTGCGACTACTACAGCATCTGCCACGGCACTGACGTGCCAAAGATGAGCTGCAGGTCATGCGCCCACGCCACGCCCGAGCTCGATGGCCATGGCCGCTGGACGTGCTCCGCGCACGGCCAAGACTTGCCAACATCCAAGCAGCGCACCGGCTGCGATGACCACAGGTACATCCCCATATTGCTTGCTAAGACCGCCCACCCGGTGGACATGGATGGCGACGGGGTTGTGTATGAGATGGCCGACAAGAAGCGCTTTGTCAACGGCAACCCGGCAAAGAACCCAGACCATATTGCCAGCCAAGAAATCCATGCCTGCGCCGACAAGTCAATGCTGGTTGACGAGCAGTGCATAAGCCTGCGCAAACAACATTCAGGAAAATTTGTATGAATACCCCGCCACCCATCCAAGAAATCACCTTGCGGGACTACTTGGCCGCTGCAGCCTTAACTGGTTTGCTCTCCAACGGTGACCGCAAAACAGCGGTTAAAAGTGCGTATGCCATTGCTGACGACATGATTAAGGCCAGGGAAAATGATCCTTCGTGACTATCAGTCCAGATCGGTAGAAGACTTGTTTGCCTGGTGGACCAAGCACCAGGCAAGCGATGACATACCGCTGTTGGTGTTACCGACCGCCGCGGGCAAGTCGGTGATCTGTGCCGAGATCGTGCGCCAGATGTGGGAACAGTGGCCAGACTACCGGCCACGCACTGTGGTCCTAGTGCCCAGCAAGGAGCTCGCAGAGCAAAACGCCGCCAAACTGCAGGCACTGCTGCCGGGCGACATCCACGTTGGCTTTGTCAGCGCAAGCCTGGGCAAGAAGCAACACCATGCCGACGTGATTGTGGCCACCATTGGCAGCATCCACAAGTCAGCGCACTTGCTTGGCGACATCAAGGCCGTGATCATTGACGAGGCTCACCTGGTGGACACCAAGGCTCAGGGCATGTATCGCACATTTCTGGCCAAGCTGGGTGAGATTTGCAAATTCAGGACCGTTGGCATGACCGCTACCCCGTTTAGGGGTAACCAGGTTTGGCTGACCGACGGCGATGATCCGCTATTCACCGGCACGGCCAGCAGGGTCACCATGCAGGAGCTGCTGCAGCAAAAGTTTATTGCGCCCCTGGTCCCGCCGACCGAGCGCATGGCCACCCGCATTGATGCAAGCAAGGTTGGCATTGCTAATGGCGACTACAAAATTGGCGAGTTGTCCGACGTGGTAGAAGGCTACTTAAAGGAAGTGGCCAGGGAGGCCGTTAAATTGGCCGCCAAGCGCCGCAAATGGATTGCTTTCACCCCAAGTGTTAGGAACGCTGAAAGCCTTACAAACTACCTAAACCAATTGGACATTAAAGCCGACCTGGTGTGTGGGGAAACCCCCAAACAGGAGCGCCAGGATTTAATCCAAGACTTCCGCGACGGGCATATTGACTGCTTGGTCACCGTGCTGGCCTTGTCAGTTGGCTTTGATGTGCCTGACGTGGACTGCATTATCTGGTGCAGGCCGACCAAGTCGCCTGTGCTATATGTCCAGGGCATGGGCCGCGGCACCCGCATTGCTGACGGCAAGGCCGACTGCCTGGTGCTCGACTTCACCGATACCGTGGAGCGCTTGGGGCCGGTGGACATCATCAAGGGCCGGGCTAGGATCAAGCGCAACACCGACCAAGAAGGACCGTATAGCATCTGCCCTGAATGCGGTGAGCGCAACGCCCCCATGGCGCTGGTTTGCACCGCCTGTGGCGCCACGATCCGCGAGGAAGAGGCCAAGCCCATGGACGCCAAGGTGTCCCTGGCCGCGCTGTTGTCGGCCCAGGTGCAGTCAACCGTCACTTGGCATGACGTGACAAGGGTTGATTACAAACTGCACCGCAAACCTGGTAAGCCTGACAGCATGAGGGTTGATTATTACAGCGGTATTTTGCAGTGCGCTAGCGAGTGGGTATGCTTTGACCACACTGGTTACGCCAGCCAAAAGGCCGTGTCTTGGTGGCTGCAGCGCAGCTTAGACAACAGTTATCCCAATTCGGTTGCTCGAGCCATTGAAGTTGTAATGGCTGAACGGCCAGACTATTTGCGAAAACCCCGCCGCATTGCAACTCGTAAGAACGGCAAATTTACAGAGGTAAAAGAATATGAATTTGATTGAATTGAACGCCATCAAAACACATTTGAAACGGCAACTTAAGGACATTGAATCTATCCAGGTCACCTGCTTGGATTGTGAACACTTGAAATCTGGCAATAAATGCGAAAAATTTAATGCCCAGCCACCGACTGAATGGTTGCATGGCCCCGTTGATTGTGAGCACTGGACATGGGACGAGATACCCTTCTAGCAATACGCTAGAATGCCAACACCTTAATTAAGGAGACAACAATGAGCGATTGGACACCACCCCCAGGCACCAAGATTACCCGACCTTGGATTAACGCCGACGACCCGCGTTACAAGTGGACAACAGGTGCTGACGTGCAGAAGACTTGGCGCAAGCAAGGCTGGGTACCGCCCAGCGCGAATTTGCCCCCGCCCCCACCGGAAAAATTTATTGAAATCAAACCACTGCGCCGAGTGAGGTAAGCCATGCCAGCATTTGACACATGGAGCCAGGAGAACCTGGCCAAGTTTGCTGCGGAAGCTTACGCCAAGATGCAAGAGCAAGACGAGCGCATCCAGCAGTTGCAAAACGATTTGAAAACCGCGATTAACGCATATAGGGAGATGTTGAAATGAAAGACCCACAGGACTGCGCCTACCCACAAGAAGCGCTGTGCTTGCACGACTGCAAGCAAGAGTGCCAGAAGCGCTCTGGCTGGCGCAAAGTGCAAATTGACGACGCCGAAGAAGAGGCGTGGAAAGAACTGGAGAAGAAAAATGGTTGAAACCATACTCACCATATTTGCAGTTGGGTTCCTTGGCATTGCGTTGGCCATCGGCGGCGTTTGCATCATGGTCTGGTTAGCACTCAATGAAGACTAGGGGCGGCGCCAGGCCAGGCAGCGGGCGCAAGTCCACACCGATCAGCGAGTCCAGGGCCATAGCGCTGTGGAACGAAGGCGTCACCAAGAAGGAGATTGCCAAGCGCTTTGGCGTGGACTACGGGGTGATCCGATATTTCTTCAAAAAGAAACAGATGTTTAGGAGATGAACAGCGCGGCTTCGTCTTTGCGGCGGTTCTCAAGCCCCTTAAGCACCTTGCCGCCGGCTTTGCAGTACTGCAACAGCGACGCTATGGCCGCGTCTTTTTCCCCGCGAAGAACCTTCTGACGGAAGGTGCTGCGCTGTAGCGTTCCCAGACCAACGTTAAAAGCAAAGCTGACGCAAGCGTCGTATTGGCCTTGGGTAAGAGCCACGGGAACAAGCTGGGCCACGCCGCGCTCAAAGCGCTGTAGATCGCTTCGGAGAATTCCATCTACTTCGTCTTTTGAAAACGTGCGATTGTCTTCTGGGCGAAGCGGGTAAGCGCCTCTTTGATCCATTGGAATTTTTGCTTGATCTGGGTATAAAACATGTCCGACTCCTATTGTCCAAAGCTGTGCTGGGCACCGATACGGTTTGTACCGAATGCCCTCATGGTGCTGGATCATCTTGACCGCATCAGCGCTGACGTTCATTTTGATTTGAATGCTTGGCCACCAAACCAGAACGACACGATACACGCCCAGATGATCTGTGTTTCATCATCCCACAGGTGATTGAGCGCCACATCAAAGGCCACGTCTGTATGCCATGCGTAGTAGAAGCCAAAGACCTCAACGAACATGAACATGATGAACATGCCGTAGGTGATCACTGAGCGCGTCGCAGCGCGCATGTTGGTCACCCAGATGCTGGCGTTTTGGCCCAGCGCGATGTCGTGCGCATAGAGCGCTTGGCGCTCCTGCATGGCCGTCTGGTTGTTGGTGACCTCGGCGTTGATCTGACTCTGTTCGGTCTGGATGTGCTCAATGCGCTCTTGCGCTTCCAGGCCAGCTTTCTTCAAGGTCAGCTCGCGCTCGGTTTGCATGGCGGCAAGCGCCAGTTCATGCTTCTTGTCAGCGCGGTCTTGGAATAGCTCAAGGATTTTGGGCAAGCCGCCCATTAGAAAGCTGATGAGGGATGAGAACAGGGTTAGCATGTTTAACCTTTCAATTCAAAACTGAGGTTGGTATGGCGTGGATACTGCACAACGCGCTCGCCCTCGGGGCATTTGTATTTGATGGTCGCCAGCAAAGTTGCCTTGCCTTCAGCAATTTTTTCTTTTCTCACCATTGTCAACTGGTATGTAAACGTGTCAATCTCTGGCCCTGCTGGGCCGCTGAATCGGCTGGCGGTGGTGGTCGCTTCATGCACCATACCAGCCGCATCACGTATGCTTGGGGTAAAACTCTCCACAGAACAATCGTCCCGCTTTTTTATTCGTGCAACTGTGACATTGATTGGTTGCCCAGCCTCTGCCACAATCTTGAAATGCTCTGGTGACCATTCAAGAATGGCCCTATCAAACCAACCAAATTTATCGGCCAACGTGTAACTGCCACCCAGTGCGGCAACACTGGCAGCAACTGCCCCAATGGCTTTGGTGAGGTCAATCATTTGTCGGCTTTGTTGTCGAGCTTGTCAAAAATCTTGCCCAGCATGTCGCGGATGTCGCGGATGTCGGCCTTGTAGTCGTCGCGGCTCACGTAGTCGTGGGGCATGCTGCGCACGTCGCTGTCAAGCCGGTCGATGGCTATGTAGATGCGGTTGAGCGTCCACCCGCCGAAGAACCCGGCGATGGCCACGGCGATGTTGAAGAGTATCTGGTAGTCCATCATTCGCCTGTTGATCCGACACCGCGAACTTCAAAGTACGGCGGGGCCAAGTTGTTTTGGTTTGGTTGTTTTGGCGCCAACTGGTTGGGTTGCTTCAAAGATTCTTCAAGTTGTTTTTTGTATTGTCTTCCACGCGCAAATTCGGCAGCCGTTTGAGTGCCAGGAATCTTAATCGGCAAGTTTTGCAAGGCTTCAAGGCCACGCAAGACAGCGCCAGCCGTGTTTGGGTAATTAACCGCGCCTGGCTCTTTGACCATTACATCGCTGATACTTTGCTTTAAATCAAGAAGTTTGTTTCTGCCTGTTTTGCCAAACATATAACTAAGTTTGTCTTCTCGATCAAGTTGAGTGACAAAATTATTAAAGTTATTTAAACGAACAGCTTCTGATTCATCACCTTTTTTAAGCAACAAATCTTTCATTCGTTGTAAGGTATAACCTTGCAATTCTTGGTAAGCCTTTTGACCTTCTGGTGTTTTCTTTAGAAGTGATGTGACAGTTCTCATTTCTTCTAATGGGCCGTCAACAATAATATGGTTGTAAACATCATCAAGCGCTACTTGACGATCTTTATATCCAGCTTTTGTGCCAAGCAATTTGTCAACACGGTAAACGTCTTCAAATTCTTTGGCCAATTGTGTTCTGGCTTGACGAGCGTCTTGATATAACTTTCCACCAGCACCATCGCCGATCTTAGTAATTAAATCTTTTAATGGTCTAGCACTTGGAGAATCTTTAGCCGTGCCAACTACTTGGTAAATGTCTTCTAAATTGCGAATTGAAATGGTTCCAGTTTTTTGTGGATCATTCATACCCAACAATTCAGCCACATCATTTAAAATTGGATCTAATTTTTCTCGGCGTGTAGTGCTTTTTGTTCCAATGTAATCAAGCAAACTTTGATATGGAACTTGTTCTAAAGTTTCGCCAGAGTCATCTGCCAATTTGTATTTAGCTTTGTAATCTTTAAATTTATTGGTGTATATGTTACTTAATGTTTTATCAACAAAAGTACCAAGTGCGCGAGGTGTGCTTCGATCAATTGTTCCACCAACCTCTTCGGTCATGCGTTCAAATTGATTCAAAATGTCTTCTTTTTGACCAACTTTAAACGCACCATATTCTTTGCCCAATTTAGCTTTAACATTTTCAGAAACACCAGGCAACGCACCACGCTGAACATCAGACTCAAATTGCTGCTTTTGCAAATTGCGCTCACGCTCACCAGCCGTGGCACGAATGCCAAACTGCTCTAAGCGCTGCTGACGCATCAAGTCTTCAGCAGTGCTGGCCGCGCCCATGCCAACCATACCCGGCTGTTCGCGGGTCATCACATTGGCCAAAACATTACGCACTGGTGCGGTTGCCTGGGTGATAGCAGGGCGAGCAACTGCACCGGCCTGCATTAAAGCGGCAGGCGCCAGAGCATTTATGCTTGTGCCAACAGACCCTAAAGTTGGTGGCAAAGCTCCAGTAATTGGCTGCAAGAACTCACCCACAGCACCCAAAATTTCTCTGGATGTTTGTGTGCGTGGTTGGTAAAACTGTTCACGCGCTTTGGCAGCCATTGCTTTACCAGCAGCACTTGCTTGCGGAGAACCTAAAGGAGCTGCATTTGCCAATTCACCATATATGGTGGCAAGAGGTGCAGCAATACTAGACGCTAAACCGCCGGCCAAAACGGCTGGTGTTTCAATCACGCCCATAATGCGGTCACGCATAGACACTTCTGGTGGTTTAACACCAGTCACAACATTTTCAGCGCCTGGTATTGCAGTAGCCGCACCTAACCCAATGGTCTTGTAAAAGTCCATTTTGGGAATCTTTGCATAAAATTTTTCATGCAAAGAATCAGCCAAAGCAAGATCTGGCACTGAGTCATATTGAGGATACTGAGCGCGGAATTCAGCAAGGGTAGCCATTAATTAGTCTCCGGTTCCAAGTCCTAATGGATCACTTGCACTTGCGCCGGGAATGCCGCTACTTGGCTGATATTTTTGAATGTTTTTGGCGCCTGGTCCAGCTTGAATTTCCATTGCCTTAATTGCCAACTTTCTGGCATTAGCTTTTTGCTTAATGACTGCGTCATTGTCATTAACTTGCGGAAAGTATTTTCTATCTTCTCGTTCAAATTCAGAATCTGAAATCACGGCGCCTGACTCCTTGCGAAGTACGGCGGTAATAAAATTAGATTTTGCTTGGTTAACTTGTTGTTGAGCAGCGCTAGTGCCACCAAGAAAGCTGGGCAACACTTTTCCTAATGATTCGCCTATAAATGGAGTTGCTTCAATATTTGCGCCTCTAAGCGTGCCTTTTTTGGCCAAGTCTTCCAAAATAGAATTAGCTTCTTTCATCCGCAAACCATACGCAGTAGCATTGCTTTGGCTTTCAGTCAATGCTGTGCCCTTACCCATCAATGGCACGCCAGGCGCACCTGCTGCAGGCGGCGCCATACCTGGCGCGGCTGGCCCAGCACCCGGTGCAGGCAGTCTTGCACCAGGTACACCGCCACCAGGCATTGCTGGAGCAGCCGCGGGAGCAGCGCCACCAACAGTGACAGGAAACGCTTCCAGTGTTCTTTTGTTGACGCCAACAATGCTGCCGTCTTCAGCTTCTTTAATCTCAAAGCCTGGGTTGGCTTTTTCCCATGCAAATTTGCCTTGATCAAATGCCAAACGTGATTGGGCAAGGTTTGCTTGTCTTTCTGAAGTAATGTCAGCAAATGTTTTGCCTTTGGTGAACTCACTGCCAGGCACAACCGTGGCTGT